TCTCCAGGGAGGCCAACAGTCGGGAGTTCTTTGATAATGTTTTTGGGGTCTGAGCACCAGACAACGGAGTCAGGAGCGCTAGTAGGGTTGACACTGGTAACAACCAGATCAGCACATTTGAGAGGGAACTTTTCACTGTCAGATAAGGTAGTGTCTAGTTGAAACTGCAACATAAAGTTGCTGCGACCCATTGATGCTTCACGTTCTATAAGATCTTCATCACTAAAACGATCAGGATCTGTTACGTCCCAAGATTTGGCACCGTTATCGATATCGGCTTGGAGTTGAGGAGCAATGAGCCCTTCGTAGTTAGCAAGAGACCTTGGGATGCGGGCTGGCCACACGAATGGGCGGTAATTCCGTTCGGCAAGTTTCCTGTAGACAGTAAAGGTAGTCTGAGGAGTACCGAGATACATAATTCTGGAATCATCTTTCGGTGTAAGGATGGATTCTGCTTCAGTACAGAGTTGTAGTAATTTTTCCCGCATGAGTTCTGTCATCGAGTTACCAGGAACTTCGATATCGTCAAGGATCATCAGGTCAGCACGGCTACCAGTAAGTTGACCAGTGATTCCCACTGATTTAACAGACGGAGCTTGGTGTGGACTGCAGTTAACGTCAAAAGATATACGGGACCAACGGGCGTCATCAGATTTAGGACGCAGGTGAACAAGCCAAGGTGTTTCAATGATCAGCTTCTGTAGAAAGATGGACATGTTGTCAGCACGTTCTTTAGAAGCCGAGATGATCATGATCTTTTTCTCGGGATTATTAAATAGTGTCCAAAGAACGAAGGCACCAGTAATCCAAGATTTACCGACTCCTCGGAAAGCCTGGATTTGTAAACGCTTAGGACCATGTTGGATATAGTCAGCAATAGCGTATTGAGCACGTGTTGGAGATGGAAGGTCAAGCTGCTTCCACAGAGCTTGCAGAAACAGCTTGAAATCGCCCTGTAAGGCGTCTAAAACGGTGGACATATGGGTATCTATCTAAATATAATTAGGAAAGCCTTACAGGCTATTTTGAAGCCATCTTGTCAACAACATTAGACTTCATTTGTTGATGATCTGTATAACCATCTACAACACTTTTTATAGCACCATTAACCATTTTACTAGCTTTACCGTCAGTATAACTATCTGCAATTTCGAGAACTGCATCACCATATTCAAGGAATAAATTTGCGCCATATTTAAAAGGTAAGCGTGCTCGCGGTGAAACTCCACTAGCCACGTCCGCAAGACGGCCTTCTGAAACATCAATAAACTCTAAAAAGTTTTGAAGTTCTTTGAAGTTGCGAATATTCTTACCTGGCAATGTATTTGGATCAGCGATAGGGTCAAAAAACTTTTTTTTTACGACTTTTACGGATTCTTCTGCAGGATTATTTACAACAGAATAATCTTTGCCAACTGATTGTTTAACAGTGTCTTTAAATCTCGCATCAGACTCTCTGACGATTAATTTATTGTCAGGATCACCAGGAGCGCCTGAGGTCATCGCTTGAGCATCATCTTGATCAGAAAGGTGCTCTATTTGTGTTCGTTCTAATCCTAACAAAGAAGCTTCACCATTAATCCTTTTTTTTGTGGTATCAAGTTTTTTAGCTTCTTTTTTTGCTAAATCAGTTGAATTAGAGTCAAACCGCCGTCTTTTTGCAGCCTGACCGCGTTGATTACCTGTCCTAGGTTTTGCGTTGCCTTTAGAGCTAGTCCACTCCCCCTTAAAACCAGCCTTATGAGCTGCTTCAGTCCAAGTAAGTTTTGGATTATTCTTTTTTATTTTGTTAATAGCATCATATTTGCTAGCCATAAAAAAAGCCGCCCCATGCGGAGCGGCGAAATAAAGTTGTCTTAGTGCAATTATTGAGTATGTTTAGCTAGAACGTATTCACGTAAACGGTTTACACCAAACGTGGTACGCATAAACTCTAAGTAGGGTTTGCTTGCCTTTTTCTGATTACATTTCTGACAGGCTGGTACGATATTGGTGGATATGGTTTCACCACCAGCGCTGCGAGGAACAACATGATCGAGAGTAAGATTAGATAATTCATAAGTCTTTCCGCAATATACACATGTGCAGTCGAAATGTTCTTTGAGGGCTTGTCGCCACATCTTTTTGGACATAGAACTGTTCATGGTAATTAAGTTGTACAAGTAATGTTCAGGAGTAGGAAGCAAAGGAGTCATTAGGCTCGGTATCGTTTGTTATTACCGTGTCCATTACGTGCACGGTTGATTTTCATAGATTCACGGGCTAAGCGTCCCTTGCTGTCATGTGACATGTCAGGTCCGCCTTTGCCGTAGATACCAGCTTTGCGTCTTGCTTTATTCAGTTTTGATCTGTATTCGGATTGTCCAGGACGTTTGTTATATGCACGCATATAGCTGCGATGTTTAGCTGCAGCTTTAGGGTTGGCGGCATAGAACCTAGAAGTTCTACCTTTTGCCATAAAGACGTGTTTGAACCATTTCAGGGTCTACTTTTGGAAGGATAGATGACAGTTTATCTAAAGGGTTACCGTCATAAGCAACCCCTGAGATGTCATTTTTATGTAACCAATCGCAAGCTGCCTTCAAGTCTTGAGCAGAAGCTTCACCGCTTTTGATACGCTTCAGGAACTCCTCAGTAACTAGATTATGCAGCTCATTAAATTGGTCTTCAGTCGCTTTCTTTTTTGACATCAGCTTTTTTTACCCGTGTTTTTTTAGGACTACGGATCTCATATCGCTGTTCGCCGGGTTCGTTGAACAAACGGCTCAAAGCCTTATTAGCTTGCTCAAGAGATCCGAAAACATCAATAACGTCGTTAGTGTAACGATCGACTAATTCAAAGTTCATATTACTGCTTAAGAAGATTAGTACGGATAATATCTACAGCTTGATCGTCAAGAGTGTTATCAGTACGTTTGACCAAAGCTTCCAACATATCAATAATTAGCTTGTGGACCTTAGGGGAACCAAGCAAATTGAAAAGGACTGGTCGAATAAAAGATAGGATCATTTGTTTACAAGGGTGAGTTGATCGAGTTTATTTTCAATGCGGATCATGTGATCCTCCATAGATTTTATAATTGCCGCAAGGTCAGCTTTAGATACATACTTTTCAGCAATGCGGAGTTCGATGCCATCCACACGCCTGTCCATTTCTGACAAACGGTCATAAAGGTGGTTAATACGGGTGTGTAGTCTATTTGTAATGCTTGCCATCCCAGCAACTGCTGCCAAGGTGGCGGTAACTGCGGCTTCTACATACATGATTAGTTAGTTAGACCAAGGAAGTCCTGATGCTTTAGTAGGTGTGCGTTGCTCATCCAGTTGAGCCTGAAGAGCAGCTTGAATCTCTTGTACTTTTTCGTCACCACCAATCTTTTCTTTGACCCAGCCAAGAACGAGTTCTTCGGTGAGATCAGAGAAAGGGATCAAGGTGTCAGGCCGCTCAAAGCCAATTGATCCGTATGCACCGCTAGTGTAGGTATCGTCAGCAGCATTGACGGAATAGTGAGCAGTGAAGACGTAACCGTCAACAGTTTCACGTTCCAGTTGATTAATAGTCCAAGTAAAAGTTGTCATTTTATAAAATATATTTAAAGGGTGAATGTCCCGTAGGGTTACGGAATTTGTTGATCAGGTTGCATTATAGATTCTCGATAAGCATCGATGACTTCTTGTGTCCACAATGCAGCGGCAACTGATTGCAGTTCTGCGCAGTCTTCAGATACATCATCGCCAGGGAAACGTACATGACGGTGATAGGTGCGACCGACTTCGACGCCATCTTTTTCGACAATATCAGCACGGCGGCATTGGATGATGCTGTAAGGCGGAATGATTTCTAATTTGTATTCTTGACGTTCAGTAAAAGCCATTAGGATTATCCTCCAGATAAAACAGGTTTAGGTCATAGTTTTAAGCCAATTACGGGCCTTCTAACATTTTAAGAATTGTTGACTGAGTAAGATCCGGCAACCATAATTCCAGCACTAGTATTTGTAGACAAAGTTGGCATTGCCTCACCTCCATCTATTAGATTTATAGTCAGGACTACAGCATTTGCGTTGTCTTGAATATAGGCACCTGGGAAGTAATG